GACGTTGTCCCTCAAGCCTGTTCTGAGAAATCCGGAGAAGCCAAAACCGATGCGTATTTCGGATTCATCAGATCGGCACGAGGGATCCCGTAAAGAGATTCGAATTCAGGGATACGGTTCAGAGGTACATAACCCTGATCCGCCCACTGCTGGACAGCTTGCGTAGAGACGCCAACACGCTTGGCTATATCTGCGAAGCTGCCTTCAATCAGCACAGCGCGGAGTAAGCCGTTGTAGGAGCGCGCAGTGTACAAAATCTGCATAAGCTTACCGGATGCGTTTTTCGCCAGCGCTTCCTCGATAAGTACCGTCATGCGCGGGTCTTCGATTTCCCCGGCGGAGATATTAGCGCCGAAGACTTGATCAGCCTGTTGTAAAGACTCGATCCCGAGCTTCGCCGCCTCCAGGCGGATAGTAGCCGCAGCATCCTCAGTTTTTACACCATTGAACGCCAGTCGAACGGCTGTATGGGCTATAGCGCGGAGGACGCTGCTATCGCGGAATTTTGATTCAAGCTTTTTGCGGGTTGCCATTGTAGAGCCTCAGTGGTGTTTGGATTCGCTCGCATAATAGGGTTGATTTAGGTTTAAGACAAGCATTACCGTTCGTCAAATGCTTGTAGACAAGTCAAGTATTAGGTTGTACATTTGCTTCACCAACACAGGAGCCCCAACCATGAAACAACTTCTCGCTTCCCTCGCAATCGTAACGACCCTTTCCGGGTGCTCGACCATCATGAACGACCGTATGACCGACGTGCAGGTCACGTCCGAGCCAAGCGGTCAGCACTTCAGCATTACCGACGAAGACGGTCAGCGCGTCGCTACAGGCGTCACGCCGGCTAAAGTTAACCTGGACGCAGCAGCGGGTTTCTTCGACGGACAGACCTACCAGGTTGCCTACGACAAAGGCCCGACCGTGGAACTGGACTCGCACGTTACTGGCTGGTACTGGGTCGGCTTTTGTATCAGCGTGGTGTCGGGCCTAATGGTCGACCCCGCAACCGGCGATATGTTTTCGCTTCCTGATAACGTGAACGGGACTTATTGAAATGCGCAACCGCTACCCTGGAGTTTGCTACCGATGCGGTAAGGCCGTAGCAGCGGGCGCAGGGCATTTCGAGAAGTATCAAGGCGGATGGCGCACGCAACATGCCGAGTGCGCAATTAACCATAGAGCATCCAAGAATGAAAAAGCGCCCAGCTAAACCTAAGATGTCAAAAGTAAACACCAGCGACTGCGCCAAAGGCCAGATGCATGACCAGGTGGCGCAGCGATATGTGAAAACCATGCCAGGAGGATTTATAGCGTGAGCCAGCGAATCCCATGTTCTGAGTACGACAAAAATGCTAACCGCTGTAAAAGCGGTTTCCCGAAGATTCATTCGGATTGCTGGGGAGGCGCCAGTGGGTGCCCTACCTGCGGCGAGGCCAAAAGTAAACCAATGTGCATGCAAGAAGATTTGCCAGCGCATCTAATACGTCCCGACGGACTGCCGCTAGGATGGCCGATATGAGAAACAAACATCCAGGGGTGTGCTACCGCTGTGGTAAAGCCGTAGCAAAAGGCGCGGGCCATTTTCAACGCTTCCAAGGTACTTGGCGTACACAGCATGCGGAGTGCGCTATTGAATTCAGGAACAAGCCCAAATGACCATCCAATGCCCAAAGTGCGGTAACCCGGACGTCATACGTATGAGCAGCCTACGCATTATCCACTGTCCGGATTGCCATACCGAATCACCCTGGCCGTTGAAGGACGGCCAGAAGCCTTTGATCTCATCCAGCCGAGGAGATCGTAAGAAATGACTAAGCACACACCCGCACCCTGGTTACTCGAGCAAACTACCATTTACGCTCTGAACAGCGAACGGATCCCTGTCAACAGATTCACGGCCAGTATCGACCTCGGTTGGGGAGACGACGGTAAGCGCATAGAACAGCAAGAAGTCGAAGCAAATGCGGCGCTTATCGTCGCTGCACCTGAGCTAAAAGAAGCACTGCAGAACCTCGTTTTGCTCTACGAAGCCGACGAAGGTTGCCGTGCTATGCCGGAATACGTCGCAGCTATCGCAGCGCTGAAAAAGGCGAAACCCTAACCGTTCGTCGGACCTACAAGCAATCGCAAGTTTCGTGTTGTATAGTTGCATCACACAGTAAATGGATATTGAGGAGAGGGAATATGTGGCCTACCAAAGAATCGAATCAGCCAAAGGCTTGCCGTTACGCAACTCGCTCTTTGCGTAAATCCCGCAAAGCCGAGCAATTCAAGACGCTTCAGCGCAAAGCGTTTGGCGGTTCCAAGTGAACCGCTTCAAACCCGATCAGACCGTCCGCATTAACGACACGCAGAGCGAGTACCACAAGTGTCTGGCGCGTGTCGTGAAGGTCGGCGTCAAGAGCTACGACGTAAGCGTAGGGCCTACCACCATGCGCGTCGTCCCCGAACAACTGCTAGGAGTACGCAAGCCGTGAAAGACTTCAAAGGAACGCCCGGTAAGTGGGAAATAAACGACATCGAAGACGGCACGGCGGAAATCGTAGTTTGGGACTACGACGCGAAAGGAGAAGTCGAAGGCTCCACGATCGTAGTTCCGGTCCTCTATATGGACGACGAAACGGCGGAGGCCGACGCCTCTATGCTTGCGGCTTCCCCGAAGCTGTTTGAAGCTTTGAACGATTTCCTCAACCACTTCGAAGGCAACATCCCTCTTTGGCTCTTTGAGAAAGCAGAAGCGGCTGTGTCTGAAGCGCTAGGAGAGACGAAATGATCACCCGCGCACAGGCTGAAGCGTTATTGACCCTGGCCGAGTCGCTGGAAGCGTGCGAGCGCTTCGGTATTGAGTTATGCGTACCAGGTCGTGATGAGATGGTTCTGATTGTAGGTGACTGCCCTGAGAACCTCGATCTACACAACGGAGGTTTGACCAGTGTGTCAGTCCGGCTCGCTGTCAACGCGCTGATCCCAAAGAGCGATACCTAACATGGACGACGCCGACTTCATGTTCCTGACCGTGCTCTGTCTAATCCTGATCGGATTCTACTTCGCCTAGGAGGCGCCATGCTTCAGCCGCCAGTATCTGACTTAACCCCATGGCTGCCCGGCCACTGGATCACGCAAACCGGGTACGCACTGAACGAAAGGGATGTAGAGGTCGGCGTCAAAGACGACCGCCGCTGCGTAGATATGCAGACCACCGTGTCTGTAGTGGATTCGATAATGGAAAAGGTGATGCGCAAATGAATATCCCAAAAGGTGCGACGCATACGAGCGCAGGACATTACTACCGTAGAACTCTAGGCGAGTGGCTAGTGTTTAGCAGTCGAGGATGGGAGTCCTCGGATTGCCATCCGGTTTGGCTTGACCATAACGCAACACCTATTTTTGACGCGGCGGAGCAAACCCGCCAAGCAATAATCGACCTGGCCGCGAAGCAGTGCGGCATGTCCGGCGACTCTATCCGCCAGCTCGCCACCGTGCTAGCCGCGGAAGGCTACCGCAAATTCGAAATCGTCGAGGGGGACGTATGACCAATCTCGTACTGACACGCAAAGCCGGCCAAGCTGTGCGGCTGATCATCGACGGCGTAGCGGAATACGTTGACATCCTCGATGTGTGCGGCGGATCTTGTCCACGCTCCGGGTAGAACGCGTCCGGTTCCGTGACTCCCTGCAAATTGCTGAAGGCATTTCTGTTTGCGTCGTTGACCTCGCCAAAGGCCACGCAAAGCTCAATTTCACCGCACCGCGGGAAGTACAGATCCTGCGTACTGAACTGATTAAGGAGGATGTATGAGACACCCTATTCAGCCGCTGCAGCTCGACGACAAAGGCGTTCTGCGGTTCAAGAAAAATGCGATCGTCGAACACCTGCTAGACAACGGCGGAATCGACATGAACGACCTGGCACGGAAGGACTTCTCCAGGGAAGACCGCGAGCAGTTCGCCCAGTTGATCGGCTACAGCCTTTCGGGGTACGCAGACCTTGGGTACGTCACAGACGCTACATACGCTGCCGCTCAAGCCGTAGGCGACAACCCAGAGCTTGAAGCACTACAGGCCCGTGTCGCGCACCTGGAAGGTGTATTGGAAAAGATGCGTGAAGGCTTCAAAGAATCGTTGTCGGCGCTGTATGAGAAGCATCCTGACGACTTTACATACCGTGCTTAGGTATCCCTGCCGCTGCAGGCACTGTGATGGCCGCAGAACCCTTGCGCAGCTACCCGAGAACATGCGCAACGGCTGCAAGTGCAAAGCGTGCCGGGAAGCACGAGCAAAAGGTATAGAGCCGATCGTGCATTGCGATTGCGGCGGTACATATCGGGTAGACAAATATCGCATGAAGAAAGAGCACAAGAAGTATGGCTGCCAGTGTTCGGGATTCCCGTTCGACAACGGCACCCACCGCAAAGGCAGCTCCAGCCCGTCAAACGGGTGGTATTGCATACATAACGTGAAAGGAGAAGGACGATGAGCGAAGAGAATTGCAGAGGCTTAGGACTCGATCACCGGTGGGCTAAGAGCGAATTCAGTGATCGAGAGTACTGCCATAAATGCGGTGAGGCGCGCTACCCGCTGACTTTGGATTCAATCGGATTGGTTAGCGTATCTGAATTGCAAGCGCGTATAGCGAAGCTAGAAGAAGCCCTAGCATATGCCGTCAAACAAGTTCCTGAACTCGGGACTGTGCCAGGCATCGCCGAAGCACTGCGTAAATAGCTACAAGCAATAGCAATTAAACTACTTGACATACCTTGTGCTGCTCTCTACCATCTGCGGCACACCTTAACCGAAAAGGAACTTGCAACATGTCGATCGAAGCCCTGATCCAAGCTCATACCGAAGCGATGCTCGCGAACACCGAAGCCGTCAAGCTGCTGACCCTCTCCCTGGCCGGGCGTACTCCCAAAGCGGAAGACAAACCGAAGGCCAAATCGGAACCTATCGTTCACGACGTGAAAAAGCTCGAAGAAGAGCATAAGCCAGCGGTTAAGAAGGAAGAGCCGAAGGTCGAAGAAGCGCACGAGCCTATCGGCGAATCGACTGGCGTATCTTACGAAACCGTCCGCGCATTGGTGCTCAAACTGGCCCCAACGCAGCGTGACGCGATCAAGGCGATGAACGCGAAGCACGGTATTGCTAACCTCAAAGTGCTACTGGACAAAGAAGACGACTTCAGCACCGTGAACGACCAGGTGAAGTTGGAAGCCGTCTACGCCGAACTGCAGGCACTGGAGGCTTAAGCCATGACTGCTCTCGAAGAGATCGTTAAGCATGTCGAGGAAGGCGCCAGCCAAGAGCAGATCCAGACTGGCGATTACGCGGAGCGTTACATCAACGCGCTGACCAACTTCGAACTGCTGAAGCTGCTCAGTGAAGTTTCTGAAACGAAGGGGTTCGAATAATGGCACACGCCTTTCTTTCTCCAAGTGGCGCGGCAGCGTGGATGCGCTGCAACGCTAAGCCATACCGGGAGCGTGATTTCCCGGATACCTCGAACGAATCCGCCGACGAGGGAACTGCGGCCCATTTCCTGCTTGAGCAATGCCTCGAGCAGAACGTAGATGCGGCGCACTTCACCGGCCTGCGCATCAAAGTCGAAGACGGTAAGACCGAGTTCCACACGTCCGGCGCTTACCCTGTCGGACCGGACATGACTCGCGAAATTCAGAAGGTTTTGGATCTCGCACGAAGCGACGCTGATGGCGCGACCATTTACCCGGAACAGGTTTTGTCGATCAGCCAGTTTACTGGAGAGGAAGGCGCAACCGGCACCTGCGACATGGTTGTAGTGAAAGGAAAAACGCTTTGGATTCGAGATTTGAAATACGGCCGTGGCGTCCAGGTCTTCGCTGAAGGCAACGAGCAGTTGCTTTTGTACGGTGGCGCCGCGCTCGACGAGTTCGACGTTATGGGAGAAATCGAAACGCTGGTGCTGTGCATCGATCAACCGCGGTTAAGCCACTTCGACACCTGGACGATCTCGGTAGCTGATGCGCGTTTCCTGCTGGAGACGATAAAGCTTACTGCGATTTACATCCTTGAAGCGCCTGAGGAGCTAACCGCAGTGCCGGGCGACAAGCAGTGCAAGTTCTGCAAAGCGTCCGCTACCTGCCCTGAGCGTACCGAGCACACCATGGAGCTAATCGTGGGCGAATTTGTTGATCTGGATAAGGGTTTCGTCAAGGTCGAAATGCCGCAGGCTGAAAAGCTTTTGGCGCAGTCGTTCGGCGTGAAGCCGGCGGCGATCACCTGGCATGAACGGTGGATCAGCGATCACGATCCGCGAGATACAACCGACGCACACTTCACCGTCAAGAAGCCAAGCATTCGGCCATCGCTGGAAGCGGCAACCGAAGCGGTAGCCACGGCTGACGATGAGCGTTTGGCGACCCTGATGGACGCCGCCGACATGATCGAAGGCTTTGCCAAAGCGGTACGCGCTGAAGTTGAGCGACGCCTACTGGCCGGCGAGTTCACTGATGCTCGATACAAGCTGGTCGAAGGTCGGCAGGGCGCACGTAGCTGGACCAGCGAGGAGGAAGCAGAAGCCGCGCTGAAAGCGATGCGATTGAAGGTCGACCAAATGTACGACTTCAAGCTGATCAGCCCTACAACGGCGGAGAAGGTCTTGAAGGAAGCGAACCCACGCAAGTGGACCAAGTTGCAGCCTTTGATCGGCCGTAGCGATGGCAAGCCATCCGTAGCACCTGCCAGCGATAAGCGCCCTGCCCTGAACCTGGCGATTGCCGAGCAGTTCGAAGAGCTGCCGGCGGAAGAACCTGTGATTGATAATTTCGAGGATTTGGTATGAAGCCCTGCACTCTCGGAAAGCGCCACGCGTGGGTACATGCTCACGATCAAGTTGTTCAAAGCGGCGGTCCAAGCACCATCCGAATTTCCAAACGCGGCGTGTACCTTTGTGCCTGCGGTGCTAAAAAACTCGGCCAGCCCGCCGTTTAAACCATAAACCACTGAAATACCAACGACATATACTGAGGATTTACCATGAAACATACTTTCCAAAACGCCCGCATTTCCTTCCCGAACATCTTCGAACCCAAGGCATCTGAAAGCGGTTCGCTGCAGTTCAGCGCGGCTTTCCTGTTCGACGCTGCACACCCAGGTATCGCAGGCCTCGATGCAGTAATCGACCAGGTGGGTAAAGCCAAGTGGGGCGACAAGTGGGGCGCGGTCAAGAAGGAACTTAAAGCCGGCGACAAGCTGTTGACTCACAACGGCGACAGCAAAGCCTCCCTGGCCGGCTACGAAGGCAACATTTACTTCAACGCCTACAACACTGTGCGACCTACCGTCGTAGACCGCGATCGTAGCCCACTGGTAGCCGCTGACGGCAAACCGTACTCGGGTTCTTACGTCAACGTGATCATTGACGTGTGGGCGCAGGAGAACAAGTACGGGAAGCGCGTCAACGCACAGCTTCAGGGCATCCAGTTCGTCAAAGACGGCGAAGCGTTCTCCGGTGGCGGCACCTCGGCAGACGCCAGCGACTTCGAAGAGATCGCAGACGGCGCGGACGCGGACGACCTGGCATGAGCAAATCATCGAGTTCTTCCAGTGGCGTTAGCGCAATTGGTTTGCTCGGTCTCCTGTTCGTAGGTCTGAAGCTGACCGGTTACATCGATTGGAGCTGGTGGTGGGTAACAGCACCGTTCTGGGGCGGCCTATCCGCGGTGGCGTTCTTCCTCGCTGTGATCGGCGTAGGGATTCTGTTCGCTAAGATCTTCAGCCGGTAAAGGTTATCCGTATAACCATTCGAAAAGCCCGGCTTGCGTCGGGCTTTTTGTTGACCGCTCGTCGGGATACGCAAGACAATACAAGTAACACGTTGTACAGTTGGCTTATCGAAAACAAATAGTAGGGAGAAGGGAAATGATCGATTCACGGGTTATCAAGGCCGCAACGTTCTTCGCAGCCAAGAAGGATATTCGCAGTTATCTAAACGGCGTTTGGATTGAGTCGAAAGACGGCAAGAAAACTCACGTTCTCGCTACTGACGGCAATCGCATGTTTGCGCATACCGTTGAAGGAACGGGCGATCCTTGCCGGTTCCGTCTTAGCGGCGCTACGCTCGCTGCTGTTCTCGGCGACGCATACTTCCATATCACTGCCGAGGGTAAGGTACTTCTGCATAATGGTGCCGTGCTGCCCTTCGACGAAGAGCCCGGTAATTACCCGGATTGGCGTCGCGTTGTTCCTCGCCAAGTATCCGGCGAACCAAACACCTTTCCACTTCACCGGATGGCCGACGTGGAAAAAGCATTCAAGGCGCTCAAAGTGAAGCCGGAGCGTTACCGGATCGCCTTCAACGGACAATCGCCGTCGGTTATCACCCACCTGGACGTGCCCGAGATGCTTATTGTCCAAACCGGATTCAAACCGCTTAAAGATCTTGATATCGACTACTTAGCTATCTTGTAGGAGCAAGAAATGAACATCACATTCAGCGTCCAGTGCTACAAGAAGCTCCGCGCCAAGTGGTATAAACCCGCCGCCGCGCTCTACGCGGCCAGGTTCTACAAATCCCGTTATCCGTTCATCAAGTAGGGAGAAGCGAAATGAACCTCGAAGAGGCTCGCGCCAAGATTAACGCTCTTCTAGACCTAGTTGATGCAGGCGCTGAATGCGATGTTACGGAAATCGTTATGCAGGAGATCGAGCCGCATAAAAACACGCCTCGGTACTTTGCCCCTCGGTATCGACTGGTCGTAGACTTAGAAATTCTAAAACTCAAGGAAGCCGCCAAATGCTAACCCCAATCGTTCTTAACGGTTACGTCCAGTGGGTTCATCCGTGGCGCGCTGCCCAAGGCCAAGCCGCCCTTCTGTACGGTGAAGACTTCAACTCTCCATACTGCCCAATTCAATTCGAGGTGCGCAATGACAGCGTTTGAACAAGGCTACGCGGCCTTCCTGAAAGGCTTGCAGCGCGACGAGAACCCCTTTGATAAAGAGACCTGTTCATTCTCCCTGAAGCGTTGGGCGGACGGATGGAACAAAGCCTACCGGGCGCGCCAGGAGAAGCAGACATGATTTGGTATTTCTCGATCGGCGTTTTGCTTTTATCAGTCGGCGTATCGCTGTTAGCTGGCGCCGCGATCAAGTGGGCAGACGGGGAGGATGTGTTGTGAATATCGATCCAGATCTCGTTATGGACATGCGTAAGCAGGGTAAATCATGGAACGAACTCGCGGCCGAGTTCTGCACTACGGTGTACAGGTTGCGCAAAGAACTTACCGCTGCCGGCAAGCAGCACTGGAGGCGTTACACGGACGGCGGACGATTCTCGAATAGGCTGCTCAGCCCGTACCAACTGCAGCGCATGAAACGCCTCAAGGCAGCCGGCGCAACGTGGAAAGAACTTAGCAAACTGACAGGCATCGATCCAACCAGGTTGGAACGCTATGTCAATCACCACTGAGACGACGGGATATGCGAAATAAAAAAGCTATCCCCCTGGCCGACTTGGCCTTCGCGTATGAGCTTTACTGCCAGGGGTTGCCGTGGAAGTCCATAACTCGCCACGTATCAGGGGAACGTACCGCGCTTATCAAGGGCATCGCCCGGCGCATGAATTAAGGAGAGCTTAAATGTCAGAACAAATAACTTGGACACACGTTGATAAGCTAGTACGCAAGATGCACGACGATCTAGGAATGCGGCCTATCGGCCTTACTGATGCGGAAGTGACGCACGCGTTTATTCAGTGGTTAATGCGACGTAGCAAGGAGATCCAGCACGATTCCGGACGCTTGGAACAACGCGCCGATATGCTAGAGATCGAGCTTAGCAAATTGCGTAACGCTCCGAAGTCGAAGACCAAACAGCGCTTGGCGAAGCTCGAGGAGCAAGTATCTGAAATGCAACAGAGGCTCGAGCGCAACTGCATATGAACCTCGACAAGTGCATTTTCCTCGACACGGAAACCTTCTGCGAAACGCCGATCAACAACGGCACGCACCGTTATGCAGAAGGCGCCGAGATCATCATGTGGCAGTGGGCGGTCGGCGATGGGCCTGTGATCATTCGCGACGGGGATGAAGACATAAGCGACTTGCTCGCGCTCTTAGAGGACGAAAGTTATGAAGTGGTCATCCACAATTCTGCGTTTGATCGGAATGTCATCCGACACGCAACCGGAATAGTTATCCCCGTTGATCGAGTCTTCGACACCATGGTCTGCGCAATGGCTCACAGCTTGCCAGGGGCGCTCGGCACACTATGTTCCATTCTTGGCGTCGCCACCGATAAAGCCAAAGACAAGGAAGGTAGAACGTGGATCTCCCTTTTCTGCAAGCCGCAGCCCAAGGGTCGCAAGATACTCCGTGCTACGAAGCACACCCACCCGGTCGAGTGGCAGCGCTTCCGCGACTACGGCGGCCTTGACATCGAGGCGATGCGCGAGATCTACAAAAAGCTGCCTCGCTGGAACTACCGGGGCGCAGAACGCGAACTATGGATGCTCGACCAGAAGATCAACGAACGCGGCGTGCTGATGGACCTGGACTTAGCGCACGCTGCGATCAGAGCTTCGGATCGTGCACAGAAGATCCACGCGGCCGACGCAGTGCGTTTGACCGATGGCGCCGTGACCAGTGCCAACCAGCGCGACAAGATGCTGGAGCACATCCTGGAGGCTTACGGCGTCGGACTCCCCGATCTGCAGATCAGTACGCTGGAGCGCCGCATCGATGATCCGGATTTGCCGGTTGAGTTGCGCGAACTGCTGGCAGTTCGGCTGCAGGCCAGCAAGACCAGTGTTTCGAAGTACAAACGCGTTCTGAACGGGGTTAGTGCTGACGGCAGGCTGCGAGGGCTTCTAGCGTTCTGTGGCGCGTTGCGCACGGGACGGTGGGCGGGTCGCCTATGGCAGCCGCAGAACCTAGCTAGACCTACGATCAAGAACAAAGAAATAGAACTGTGGATTGAAGCCCTTAAAAATGACGCGGAAGACCTTGTATGACCGCTTATTATAACGAGTTTGACCCCTACGCAGCCCAGTGGCTGCGCAACCTTATTGCTGCCGGGCACATCGCGCCGGGCATCGTAGACGAACGGAGCATTGAAGATGTCACACCCGCAGACCTTGCCGGATTTACCCAGTGCCATTTCTTTGCCGGGATCGGTGTCTGGAGCCTCGCTTTGCGAAAAGCCGGATGGCCTGATGATCGCCCAGTATGGACCGGTAGCTGCCCATGTCAGCCTTTCAGCGCGGCAGGCGCTGGAGCTGGGTTTGCGGACCCAAGGCACCTTTGGCCAAGCTTCGCCTGGCTCATCGGCCAGTGCAAACCTCCAGTCCTCTTTGGAGAGCAAGTTGCGAGCAAGGCTGTCGAGCCTTGGGTCGACCTTGTACACGCTGACATGGAAGCCTTGGACTACGCCTTCGGGGTCGTCCCGTTTCCGTCTGCGGGCGTCGGTGCGCCGCATATCCGAGACAGATTGTTCTGGGTGGCCGACTCCAACATGCAATGCCAAGAATCAGCCGGAGACGCAAAGAGGGCTGGAAACTCTAGCAGGCATGTGCAAGTTAACCGCCTGGCCGACACCGACCGTTGGCAATGCGATGGGGTCGCAGAGTTGCGCGGGGATGAGTGCAACAGGAAAAATGCCGGATGGGCGGAAGGTTTCTGTCAGCCTGAATCATGTGGCGACGTTCGCGGACTGGCCAACGCCGATGGCGGGGACGCCGGCGCAGAACGGCAACAACGCGGCGGGGAACAACGATTCCAGCCGCAAGACGGTGGACGTGGTGGCCTGGAACCTGGGCGTGTGGACGACGCCGCAGGCTCACGACACCAGTGGCCGGTCGAAAACCCAGAAGGCGATCCACGGGACCAAACACGGCTGCGCCTGTCTGGTGAGGGACACGGACAAGATCAACACGGACCAGCCGGCCCGACTAACGGCTTCTGGGCAGATGCTGACTGGCTCAGCTGCAGGGATGGAAAGTGGCGGCCAGTTGAACCCGGCACATTCCCGCTGGCTCATGGGGCTGCCTCCCGAGTGGGACGATTGCGCGCCTATGGAAACGCTATCAATGCTGAAGCGGCGCACGAATTCATCGCAGCGTACCTGGCGTGAAATTGCCGACGACTATCTGTACGGGGATCTCGTATGACCACGGTTATGGAAGCCTGCAGCAGCGCCACACGCGGCTGTGTGATCGCGCCCAAAGGTAAGAAGCTGGTAGTGGCCGACTTGAGCAACATCGAGGGTCGCAAGCTCGCTTGGCTGGCCGGCGAAGAGTGGAAGCTTCAAGCGTTCCGCGACTTCGACGCCGGCCAAGGGTTCGACCTATACAAACTTGCCTACGCGAAAGCGTTCGGCATCGATCCTGCCGACGTGGACGGTGACATGCGCCAGATCGGCAAGACGATGGAACTCGCATTGGGCTACGCCGGCGGCGTAGGTGCGTTCATTACCTTTTCGCTCGCGTTTAACATCGACCTAGAAGCAATGGCCGATAAGGCGATCAACGCGATTCCTGATAGCACTTTGCACGAGGCTAAAGACTTCCTTGAATGGCAATTGAGTAAAGGCAAAAGTCAATACGGGCTTAGCGATTCAGCGTTCATCGTCTGCGAAGCTTTCAAACGCCTGTGGCGTGAAGCGCATCCGAACACTGTCAGTTACTGGAAGGAGCTGGAGAACGCTTGCCGCAACGCGATCAACAATCCAGGTCAAACGCTGACCTGCCGCCGCCACAAGATCCGCCGCGATGGCGCATGGCTTCGTGTGATGCTGCCGAGCGGCCGTTACCTGTGCTACCCATCACCCCGCGTCGAAGACGACGGGCAGATCACTTACATGGGCATCAACCAGTACAGCCGCAAGTGGGAACGGCTGCGGACCTACTCCGGCAAGCTGGCGGAAAACGTGACGCAGGCCAGTGCGCGGGATGTATTGGCCTATCGCATGCCGGATATCGAGAAAGCCGGTTATGAAATCGTTCTGACCGTCCACGATGAAATAATCAGCGAAGCGCCGGACACCGACGAGTACACGCACGAACACCTGGCCGAACTGATGTCCGCCGGTTGCGACTGGACAGAAGGCTTACCGCTAGCCGCCGCCGGCTTCGAAGCGTATCGCTACCGGAAAGGTTGACGGCGAGTTCTATCTAGGAATACTATCTAGATTCTAAGGTTTCTAGATAGGTTAAATGCGATGCGCGAACAAGTATATTTCGGTCGGCTTTGCCCGAAGCACCCTGAGTTAAAAGGGGAACGATGGATCAAGTCCTACCGCTGCGTTGAATGCCTGCGGATCTACCAGAAGTCATATCGCGATGCGAAAAAGGAGAAGGGCGATGTATCGATTTGAAAGCGCAGACGCCGTTATTCGACAACTGGCCGATACGCATGCGAAGAGAGTTACCTGCCCGGTTTGCGCGGCCGTAGTCGGTGAACCCTGCCGCAGAGAAGGTTTTCGACCCCATGTAGCTCGGACGAAGAAAGCCAATAAGACGGAGTACGCAAAATGTTAGAACGCGATATCGAAGCGTACCTCGTCAAGCGCTGCAAAGAGATTGGCGCGCTGTGCGACAAGTTCACCAGTCCCCAGCGACGTTCGGTGCCTGATCGGATGATCACGTTCAATGGCCGCGTGTTGTTCGTTGAGCTGAAAGCGACCAGCAAAAAGCCTACCGAAGCTCAGGTGCGCGACCACGAGCGTCGCCGTGCTGCGGGTGCCGAAGTGGTTTGGCTGGATAGTAAAGCGGGCGTAGAGGCTGCTATCGAAGATATGTACGTCCATAAGTGGGCGGTAAACGTCGACGATGAATTTAAGGTGATTGTCTAATGGACAACTCAGAAGGTTTTTACGGTAAGTGCTCGATCTCCGAGGACACGCTAGCCGGTTCGGTAGATATCGACGGCGACCTGTTCCTTATGGTTTACCAAAACGGTGAAGGCGTCGGTTCAGTTGTTTTTACGCCGGAACAAGCACGAGCGTTACGCGATTGGTTGTCAAAGGAATTCCCAGATGGCAATTGAGTATCGGCCCCACAAATACCAAGATCTAATCATGTCGGCGATCCACGCGACCAAGCGAATCGCTGTGTGGGCCGGGATGGGCCTCGGCAAGTCTGTAAGCACGGCCACGGCTTTGGAAGACCTGTCGCTAACCGAGGATGTCTACCCGGTCTTGATCGTCGCTCCATTGCGCGTAGCGCGTACCACCTGGCCGCAGGAGTACCAGAAGTGGAACCACCTTAAACATCGCCGGGTTGTGACGATCTGCGGCGCGCTAAAGGATCGACAAGCGGCTTTGCGCATGAAGGCCGATGTCTACACCGTCAACTTCGAGCAACTGGAATGGCTGGTCGAGCACTTCGGCGACAAATGGCCGTTCCGCACCGTGATAGTCGACGAAGCGACCAAGTTGAAGGGCTTCCGGCTGCGCCAGGGTACGCGCCGCGCCAAAGCCCTGGCTCGAGTTGCGCATACCAAGATCAAGCGGATCATTCTGTTGACGGGTACGCCCAGTCCTAACGGGCTGCAAGACCTTTGGGGGCAGATGTGGTTCGTGGATAAGGGCGATCGCCTCGGCCGCACCTACGACGCCTTTAAGCAACGCTGGTTCCGCGCTTCGCATACCGGGTTCGGGGTAGAGGCGACTGACCAAGCACAAGAGCAGATCCAGAAAGCACTGGGCGACGTGTGTATCACGATCGACGCTGCGGACTGGTTCGACCTCAAAGAGCCAATCGTAAACGTGATCCGCGTAGAGCTGCCGCCGGCCGCGCGAGTCCTCTACAAGAATATGGAAAAGCAAATGTTCATGGACTTGGAGGGCTCGCAGATCGAGGCGCTGAACGCGGCTGCGAAGACACAGAAGTGTTTGCAGATCGCTTCAGGCGCTGCGTATGTAGAGGGCGGACATCAGTGGAAGAAGATTCACGACGAGAAGCTGAACGCACTGGAGGAGATCCTAGAGGAAGCTGCCGGTATGCCGGTCCTTGTGGCCTACAACTTCAAGAGCGATCTAGCGCGGCTCCTAGCGCGTTTCCCACAAGGCCGACACCTGGACAAGAAGCCAGAGACGATCGACGCGTGGAACCGCGGAGAAATCCCGATCATGTTCGCCCACCCGGCCAGTGCGGGGCACGGTCTTAACCTGCAGGACGGGGGCAACATTCTGGTGTTCTTCAGTGTGAATTGGAATCTTGAAGAACATCAACAGATCATCGAGCGTAACGGTCCTGTGCGCCAGTTGCAGGCCGGGCACAACCGTCCTGTGTTCCATCATTTCATCCTGGCCGCAGACACCGTCGACGAGCTAGTGCTTGAGCGTCTGCAGACCAAGCGTGAGGTTCAAGAAATCCTATTAAAAGCGATGAAGGACCGCGGTTTTAACCCAATCGAAGAGGATGCAGCGTAATGGAGAGAACATGCCCTTTGCATGCTGAAAAATACGAATGGTCTTACGGCCAAGAATCGGGATGCAAAAAGTGCTCCGAAGCTCGGCGAAATTCGCTATCAAAACAGAAACCTGATTGCCCGGGCACTTGGCATTGCGATAAGCACGGCACCGACAATGACTACCGTGAAGAGTGCGCGCATTGCGTCGTCGCCAGAAAGCAACAGTCCGGCGAACAGAAAACCGGCGGCAGCGTCGACTATTACAAATGCCACGTCGCCGAGCCAATCGATCCTAATAACCCGCCGTACACCGCCGAAAGCATCGACATTATCGAAGCACTCGGTATGACCTTTGCGGAAGGCGAAGCGTTTAAAGCGATCTGGCGTACCTGCACTGGCCGCATGGGTGGCGCGGTAAAGGCGGACAACAAAGCGTTATACAACGCTGAGAAAGTCGAATTCTTCGGCGCTCGCATGGTGCGGGCCGCGAAAAGGAGTGAAGCGGAATGAGTGGCGAATCTGTACTGGAAACGTTGGCTTCCGAAGCATACGAGTGGGGCTATGGGGAGGGGCAAAACAGCCCAAATGGGTATAGCGACAAGGAGGACAGAGATAGTTGCGTAGCCTCCCTAGTTAAGGGGGCAGCGACGATTGTGCTGCCTCATATAAATCCTGAGATGTTCAATGAAGACGTTATTTTCGGATTCGAGAAAGCTCGGAATGCGGCTAAAGCAAAACTGGAAGCGATGGGCTTTAAGGTTAGTCCATGAAAATCCTAGCGATGCTCTACATGCTAACCGCAAACGGCCCGGTGCCAGTGGCCGCGTACTTCACGCAGGACGCCCAGGTTATCTGCCAGGCGACAGCCGCTGCGCAAAATGCAACTGAGGAAGAGGAGTATTACTGTGAGTAAAGCGCACAAAGACGCGTGCAAGGGCTGCGGGAGGACCATATACACCGATGGTCCCCTCGGTGAAGTCTACTGCTGGGATTGCAAATCGCCCGAGAGTGAGACCGTTGCAAAGGCAGGAGTTAAGAGCGAGATGTCAAAAGCTAAAGAATGTTGGCTCACGGCTATGGTAGTTATGCTGACAGCGAATGCAGCGGGCGGCATCGTGCCTTCTTGGCTTTCGCTGTTACTTATCGTGTGCGCCTCCATCGAATTTATTCGAGGCGCGTATTACTTTCTATTTCGCTGACCGCTTCCTCAATTCCGACCGGCAGAACTGCAACTCGGCAAACTGCCGGTCGAGTCCTTTCTTCAGTAGGAAATAATCCGATCTAACAGAGGCGTCAAGTTCTGCGGTTCCGCTGACAGCTCCGTCGGGAACGGTTCCATCGGCGCGCACTGCTGGACAACTGGCTTTGATACGCAGCCGCTTAGAGCCATCAGCAACAGCCCGCTCAAGAGCACTCGTCTCATTTTCTTTACCTGCCTTGTACTCGATGAACGTCGCCCGAATGGCTTCCGTCTGTGCGCGTGACGCGATTAGCTGTTGGTTCACAGCGTCCACGTTCGCGCTGATCGCCAGGGCTTCGGATAGGTCTCGCTCTGCCCACTTCTTTTGCCACTCTGCGTTAGCTCCGGCTCGCCCGTGACCGTATAACGCGAAGCCTACCCACACGACCGCAGCGACAGTCAGGATATGCAACCAGTATTTCCCGAGCAACTTTAACGCGATCACTTGAGCACCGTCAGAGCGTACTTGTACCGCGCCTTCCTGTCTTCGAGTCCATTGGTGCCGCCGTTGATTGCTTTCGTGATCTCGGTGATCTGAGCACCGTCAGCGAGCAAATTCAGGTTGCGCGTTGTCCAGTACCAAACGGCAGACTTCGCTGCCCACTCCGGCTGTTCCAAAAGTTCAGGCGTCTTCAACAGACGATCGTCACCGAACAGCGCTTGGCTAGCGCGGCCGTAGTTCGCTCGTCCAGTGACCTGGATCAGTCCGCGCCCGCAGAAATTAGCCCCGTCACCGGGTTGTGTGTTACCGAGATCTTTACGTCCGTCGTACTTGGCGAAGTAGCTCGGGCCGCCTAGCTCTTTCACGTAGACCAGGGAACCGCTCTCGTGACCGATCTGTGCCAAGAAAGCTGCGATGCGCAGTCTTGTATTGATCTTGCCACCTTCCATCGCCAGGGTAAGCGCTGCGGCCCATTTCTGCGCGCGTGCCAGTGGGATGTTCATCGCCAGCATCAGTTCGGCAGCGTCCATTAGAGAATCCTTGGCATTTTGAAAGGAGGGATCATTTTCGCGACGTTGCCGCCGGCCCTGACTAGCAGTCCGAACATGCAACCAAAAGCGAGGATAAGCAAAGCATGAGCCATAGCGGGGCCTGCTTTAACGCTTCCGAGGAGGATTAGAACAGCCAAACCAACGTTACTGGCTGCCATCCCTATCGCCAACGCTGAAACGCCCCAGCGCTGTCGAGAGTGGTGTTCGTTGTACAGGAAAATTACTAGGAAGGTGGCGAAGTGGATAACGCACTCGACCCATAGCAGAATGACGTTAAGTTCCATCGCTGTTACCCCGGCTTTTGAAGAACGGAATAAGGTCGATGATGGTCTTAATCCACTGTGGCACTGGGCCATCCTTCTCAACCATGTAGCCAAGAGCGGTAAATACGACGGCGACCATGGCTGATATGGCACCGGCTACCAACATTGCTTTTTCGCTATAAGGCGGACCGCCACCGTACCAGAAGATCCCACCACCGTAGCCCATTCCCAATGAGAACAGACTAAGCATAAATCGTTCCCTAATCGTCGTTGCGCGCGGCGCCGCCATGAAGAAACAGCAGCCTATGGCGGCGCCGGCCGCCGCGAATGGATGGACGCCCGACATTACTGCGCAGATCCACCACCACGCCCACAGTGTGCATTGTTCCCGCATGGCGTACCCCTATGAGTTTGCGGCAGTGTAACACGACAGTGCCACTACGGCGGGAACGCGTCGTCGTCCAAATACATGCGTTCGTCGTAATTCACGGCCTTGACCGAGCATGTTTTCGTGCCGTTCGGTTTCACCTCAGTGATCAGTGCCGGAAAGCACCACGTCGATTCATGGCCGAACTGGATAACCGGCGGAGTATCAATGTTGCCGGACAGATCTGGAACGAAGTCCAGGGTTGGGATCGTGAACGTGTAGTCATCGACCCGGGTCGCGATGTACGGACCGGACGCTGTGCCATCCTTGCGGCGCAGAACGACTTTGTAAGTGCCGGCTACGGACCAATCCAGCGGCTCGGAAGATCCGATCGTAACCGGCGGACCCGCCTGATAGCTCTCTACCAGTGCGGATTGTCCATATCCCGGCGTAGTAACGCCTAGCGCGACGTAGTCCCAATACCCGCTGTTCAGCGCGTCCAGTTCCGTTTTGAATGAGTATTCGCGCTGGCGGTACAGATGCGCACGGCGCTGCCGCATACCGATACGCCAAGCGCGGAACCTAACGCAGACCCCTTCAAGCTTCACCTTCTCGACTCGCGTACCCGCGTCGCCTGACAATCGGCACTGCACAGTTTCATATTGCCGCGTCGTGTGATCGAAGTACTCAACATCCACGCCGTTGAAGTCGTCAGGCTGGTTCGGTGCGTTGAAATCATAGATAAGAGGATCGAGCATCACTTGCGGATTGTAAACGTGATCGAACGTTTCCCCGCGCGGCTCGTCGCGCACCGGCACCAACACACCGCGATCGATCGTGAGCTCCGAGAACCCGGCCTGTAAGCATTCGATCAGGTTCGACTTAACAGTATCGGAGTCAGTGACGATACGATCGTAGGTGTCTCCTCGTGGTGTCCAGCGAGTGGACTCCAAGCGATCCAGCTCGGCCAGGTCAATATCCGCTGTGTCAGAGTAACCAACGCTGCGAATGATGTGACCGACCCATGCCGAGATCTCCCGCGTCGGCTGTGGCGCCTGCCATACGCCTCCCCGAAGCACTGGCAGGATGCGAGTACATTCCACCGATACCAGGTTCTCGGTCTGAGACGATATCCGATCGCCGCCGCGGATGTTGCATGCAAGCATGGTCATGCCGGCATAACTGGTCGGGGAAGACCCGGCCATCAAGCCTTTGAGACCCAGCCACATCACCGTGTCGTTAACTTCGGAGGAGTTAGAGCCGCCGACTTTCGGTTCACGTTTCATACGCACTTCAGGACGCATTGCGTAGGGCAGAGACACCCGGTAGGTAAACCCCTGGCTGTCGAGTGTCTGACCAGTTTGCGTGCGCGGGAACACCGTCCACACGCCGCCGATCGACATGTCTCGGTATTCCATCTGGTTCGTGGAAGGCACCGTGTACATGCCGTCTGTACCAAGCCCGACGATCCCTGATGGGAACAGGATATCCCACTCTATAGCCGTTACTGTTTCGCCCTCCGGACAAGCGGGGAAGGGCCCGCGGTATCCCCCCTGGTAGTTCGAGGAGTCCAGTTGCACACGCCCTTGGTTAGAGGACGTCGACGTCCATCCCGGCCAAGTTCCGTCTGCTGTGCCGTTCGACTTGATTCGTTCAACGGTAAGCGATGAAGTACCGGCAGTAATGATTCGGTAACGCATACCTCGGAATGCGATCGACATAACAACAGGACCAGTAACCAATCCAGTGCCGGGAGCGCCGCTGGCGTAATCCAGTTGGAGAGTGGTCGACGTCAGCGAGAAGACGGTGTAAAGGCCAGCGTTCTGCCCGGCGATCTCGATAGTGTCACCAGCGACCAGGCCTAGCTGGGTAATGTCGCCCGAGATCACATCGCGACCTCCGGTGCCTGTCCCATCGGCCACGGTGTAGTTATACGGGCTGATGATGTTCAGCATCAAACCCGCCGTCCAGTCAGCAGGAAACGTTCCTGCGCCGCTCGGGATGCTAACGGTGAATGAGTTGAATGCGAAGACTGAAGCCGAGGCCTGTGTTGTCAGATCAGAACTGACGGTCAGTTCAAGACCCGCTGTGCCCGTAGATCCGGCGCCGACTTCGGGCGCCGCATACCAAAACAGGTGTGCCGGTTCTCCCGATAGGTCTACGCCCTCTCCATAAACTGTGAAGCTTGCGTCGTCGCCGAGCGAGAGCATCGGGGTTTGCCCGACCTTCACGGTGCTAGGAGGTATCAGATACGAGCCGACGCCCACAGCCAGCAGCATTTCAATGCGCTGCTCGCGCGGCGATCCTTCGACGAAGTACCGCCGCGGCAATACAGCGTAATCAGGATAACGAGACGGATTGAACCCGGCGCATTCTGGTCGCACGTCGTTGATCTTTACCTTGTTGCCCTTCGCACTGGCCTCGTCGAGCGCTTTGCCCTGCCCTTGGTTGTTTGACCCTACCTTAGGCAGCTTCGGCATCAGTGCGGCCAGTACAGCTTTAGCACCGAAGATCAGCGCGAAGGTAATCGAGAATGGGTCAGTGCCGGCCGGTTCGCGATAGATCTCGACGTGATCCGTCGGAGAGAACTCTGCGGTTTGCCACTGACGTGGCAATAACCGCTCGCCGTTCAGGTAAACGCTGATCTGCAGTTTGTTGATGTTGGTATCACGCGAAATGCCGTTCCCCTGCAGCCAGTGCAGAACAGTTTGCTTGCGGCGAGTGCGGTAGGTTTCCTTACCCTTCTCGGAAAGGCGACTGGCGTAAATTTCAATCATTATGAAAGGTCACTCGGTTGTGGTCACGCAGCCATTTTTCCAAAGGTAACATGCGCGGCCCTCGCGTCGGGTTTATCTCCAAGATCTTCAGCCGGCCGTCGAGGTTTAGCACTAGGGCGACGTGAACGCAAATCTCGCCAATCAGCACCGCAGCGATAGCACCATGTTCCGGGCCGCATTCTCTCAGAAGGTGGGATTCAGCGCGATAGGCTTTGGTGAAGTCGCGGGGAGACGTGTTGCGTAGTGATCCGTATTCAGGGAGCAGCTTCAAACCAAACTCGACGTGGCGAACGTGGCGCACCATCCCCCAACAGTCAAATTCTTCTGGTCCGCGTCCGCCGTCGCGGTAACGCGTATCGAGGTATTGGTTCATTAGATATACCTAAGCGCAGGGTACTCGTTCACGGTGTATAGCTCGCGCGGCCAGGCTACGCCGATCATGTTGAAGTATCCGGTCTGGAGCTGAGCCACGATCCCTTGAATCGTTCCAGATAGCAGCGACAGGTAATACGGCCTTTCTGCTGGCGCCGTGAGGTTTCCGCTCAGGTATGTGCGATAGATCACCGTCACGCGAGCGTTACCATCAATCGCTTGGTCGACCCGCTGAGACACTTCACCCGTCGTATTGTCCACCGCGAAGGCCAGTGTCTGATTCCCTTTGTTGTTCTTCGAGGCCAGGGCGATGTCGATGTTCGCACCAATAAAGGTAACGGTCCGCGCGTCTTCCGTGACGGCGGTAATGTCCTCGAAACCGGTGCAGATAAAAACCGATTCGTCCCACGCCGGACAGGTAATTTCGAGCGTCCTGATAATCTCATCAAGACGCTCGTTAGCCCCGGCGTTTACTTCAGCCAGGATTATGCTCATTGCGTTCTCAGGACTTGGAAGCTAAATGGGCAATCAGCGAATGGTGTAGCGTCACTGGTACGGAAGGATAGTCTGAATGTCGAAGCGTTTGTGCGCGTGCAGATATCAAGCTTAAAGCCCGCCGTATTAGGAACTGCGAAAGCGGAATACCCATCAACAGTCGGCGCCCATCCGCCTGCCTTGATCACATCGTATACCCCAGCCCCTACCCGGGTAACAGACACCCCCGACAAAGTCCCGCTGAGTATGGTTCCCGCCCCGTTAACGTTGCCGGAGATTACGGCGCTACTGGTCGAATAGAAGCTAGTAGGGATCGACGTGTTTTCGTTATGGGTACAAGTATCCCAGCCCACGATCTCAACGTTAGCCCCATACGAAATGAACGGACGGGTGTTCAAAGGTACGTAAGTGCCGGCGCTGTAAAAGCTGCAGCCGACCAGGATTACTTTCAACAGGCCGCCGCCCGAACTAAGGGCGGTGATGTTAGCAGTAGTAAACTTCACGTTGCTGACACGGTTGAAGGTACAACCCTTGAGCACAACGGTTACCGGTACGCTGGAGATGTTATCTAGTACCAAGTCCGCAGGGCCGCCGTTTCCTTCGAAATAAACGGAATCAAGGGTTAGGCATGCCGTACCGTTCGATCCGTTGAGGTTGAAGTACATGCCGGCGGACGCGGGGTTGCCCATGGTCCCATTGCTTTCGATACTGCCGCCAATAAAAGTGTTAGTCGCACCGATCGTACCGCTCACCCCGGCCAGTGAGTTGCCGCCGGCCAAGAAGCCGACAAACGTGTTGGCGTTCGGCAAAGTGTACGCAGTCGGTCCGACTTGCATACCGGTTACGCCGTTTTTAACGGTGATGTTATGGAACTTCGAGCTAAGCACGCCGTCGAGCAACAGCCCAATATTTAGGGATTCGGTGGCGTAGTCCTCAAGGCACATATACGCCTTGTTCAAAGCGTACAGGCCAACGCCGAGGTTATTCCGAAGGGCAGGGTATACCGTGAATCCGCTGTACTTATCCTGGCTATGGATGCCTTGGCCAACAGCAGCAGGATCAGTGCCGATCAGCTTCAAGCCAACGTCATTGGCACCGACAGGAGTGATCTCGAAAATGGTGTTTGCTGTCGAGTTTCCCTCAAGCCGAAGGCGAGTGGAGGGGAAAGCTACCTCGGGGAAAGTCAGACCGGAATAGTCTGCGGTTACGGTAGACGTTAACTTGTACACGCCGTCGCGAACGGTGTGCGTGCCCCCCTTGGTAAACGCTGCCTGGAATGCGGCTGTGGAATCAAAAACCTTGGTCGGATCGGCGCCGAACTGCATAACGTCGGTAGGCAGAACAGAATTCAGCTTCCAGCGGCCTCCGTCAGTAGCTACGACGATATTCGGCAAAGACTCAGTTGAAGTTGTATCCGCCAAGTCTAGGTCATATTGCAGACCCTGGATCATCGCCTTACGGCCAGGTGCTGTTTTAAGAATGGTCCTCATCGCCGCGAACGTATCCACTCCGACGATTCCGTTACCGACCAACGAGGCTCCGTTAGTCCCGGCGAGGGATGACCGCAAGGAAGAATCGCCGACATCGACGAGAAGCAATTGATCTGTAGCCCAGTTCCCCGTTAGGTTAACCGGGAAGGTGGCCGGCGCCTTCACCTTGTATACCGATGGTGCGCGGTCGATAAGCTGCGTGGGTCGCAGCACGGTTAGCGGCGTGCCATCAACGTATTGGAGGTGAGTCGCCTCGAAGCCCATGGCCGACAAGAAATCATTTACCAGGTTCTGCATTCCTTGCCAGGTTTCCCGACGCTTTCCGGAACGGTCGAAGAAAGCCGGGCCGTCGCTGTTCATCGCGTCATCAAAATTCTCGGCATTGTCGTATAGATCTTTCACGGACGTAGAGCCGAGAGGGTTGCCTGTGTTGTAGGTAGTCATCAGCAATACACCGTTTTATACCAAAGGAATGGTTGCAGAGAAGGAGATTACGCCGTTAGAGCAATTTTGGCAGCTAACAACCCCGGTCGTATCGATAAATACAAACGGCGGGGTAACTGTCGTGCTCAGTGGGGTATTGGGGCCGCTGATAACCGGTACGGCTTGCAAAATGACAGGCCTGAACCCTGCCGGCAAAGTGAAAAGAGTCGTTCCGTTTGTCGCCGTGCCACCGGTTATCGTGATGTCAAGTTGCAAGTTGTCCATAGTTTTACGGTAAACAGCGCGCCGAGAAGCTACTACGGTCCAGCTATTGACCAAGGTTGCAACAGTGAAAGCAGTGTTAGCTACGCCGCCAGTGACTCGACCTTTCACGTCGACAACTACCTGGTCGTAAGTACCCGCACCCACGCCGCTTGCTGCTAGGGTTAGGGCGCCAGTTACGTTGGCACTACCGTCAAAGCTTGTAGTGTAAGTGGCATCGCCTGTTATAGCTATGTTGCGAGCCGTGGTAAGTTTTACCGCGCTGCCGGCGGTATTCCCGGTTCCGCCCTGAGCAATGCTAAGCGGAGTAGTAAGGCCTGTCAGGCTGGTGATATCTGAGTTAGCTCCGCCGCGTGAAAACTTCGTCCACGTTGCGTCCCATGCGCCGGATATCTGCTTCCGGTAATAGGCGTTACCGCCAGTTACAGGGAACAGAATATCCATCGCGAATCCGGCGCTGGCATTCGTGATGCGCAGGCCGTAACTGTTGATGTTCTCTGGAAGCACTCCGCCTGCGGAAGCTGACACGATCATAAATTGCGTCGGTCGAGTGTTGTTCAGCGTCGCTTCTGTAACAGAAAGCGGGTTGCCTCCCAGGCCGAAGGCGCCAACTATCAAAGCTGCGAGGGCGGTAGCATCAGACGTTGAGGATTGAACGTTCGCTACAGCGGCAGTTCCCAGAGCCAGTGCCGTTCTCTGCAATGCGGTAGTGGTAGCAGCAAGGAGCGTACGGGCTTGTGCAGGGAAGTCTGCTACTGCGCCCGTGCCGGAGCCTGTGAAATAGAAAATCTTATTCGCGGCGCTTACCGCTGACGCCAATGCTGAGACGTTAGGCGAAACCAGTGTCGCTGCATCCAGCTCCATCTGATGCCAAGTCTTGCGTTGAGCGCCAAGACGATCGGGAACGCTTGCCGCACTCGATTGCAGTAAGTTATCAAAGACCGTCGCGTTATCGTCCAGGTCGCGAGGGTCAATAGAAGGAACCGGGTTACCCGTGTTGTAATTGCTCATGGCTGCGGCCAATCCTCGTTAATTGCTCGGTCCATGGCGTCGGCGTATTGCTGCCAAGGGTTCAAAGGCCATTCTCTATTCATCGCCAAATCAAAGATATCGGCGTACAAAATGTAGTCCGGCAGAATCTCTACCCAACCGGGGGGAAGCAAAGGCATTTTTCTGCTTTCACAAACTACCTGGAAGCGCCATAAGAATTTTCCGGTCAGCTCCCCGCCTACGGGGGTCGTCTTGAACCGAACTTCCTCGTCGTCGAATCCAAGAGGGCTGAGCAACGGCATGGTAAACCATCCAGCCCCGGCGACTTGCGCGGCCCAAGCCTGGAACAGAGAAGCCTGTGGTGCCGTGAAAACCCAGGTCAGCCGGATCATGTCAGGCTGACTTCTAAAGTCTATGCGCTGGCGAGAGCGCCCCGAATCCATAGACGTGCTACGGATGTTATTGACTGGCTCGCGGCCGTAGTTCTCCCTGAGCGGGTACGGCAACCCTATAGGGTACGCAGGGATTGCCATTAGCGGCCCACGCCTTGAATGCCAGTTTTGCGGTTAAGCGCTTCCATCACATCGTCATCCGCATAAAGTTTCGCGATCCACAGGTCAATAAACTTTTGGCCGTTCTCTTCTCTGGTCTGAGACTGGCCGGCGCGAGAAGCATCCTCAATCTGGTTAACTATAACGTCTCCCTTCCCTGCTGGCGATTTTATATCATTCAAGGTTTTGTCTAGCTTGGCGCTAGTCTGCGCAGTCGTGACGCGTTCCCCTTTCTGGAGCAGCCATGTGCCTGTCTGAGGTACGGAATCAATACCATCATGCGCCATACCGGCCAGGGCGGAAGTCGCTACGCCGGCCACGAGAGGAGCTGCGAAGGCGCTTGCCGCCGCTGCCGCACCGGGAGCCAAGATCGGTCCAACGATAGGAATTGCAGCGGTGGACGCGAAGGCTGCCAGGGCCGCTTGGAATGCCGTAGCTTGTGCGTTAGCGATTAGCGCGGTAGCCGCACTGGCCTGCGTGGCTTTGCCGGTGATAAGCACCACAGCCTGATACACGAGCCACTGCGCGGCCATCTTGACCAGGGCGCCGACGATCTCTTTTACGAGGATCGCGCCGAGGTCAGAAAATGCTTCCCCAACCGATTTCGTACCGTCCAAGATAGACATGAAGGTATCGGCTAAGCCGTCGCTCAAGCTGTCGAGGGAACCCTTAACGAACTCTGCGGCCTGCGCACTGTAGTTGCCCGCCTCATCCGCCCAGTTCGCCCAGCCTTCGGAGGCGCCGAGGAAAAAGCTAGATTGCGCTTCGTCTACTTGGTTGTAGTAGTCCTGCTGCATAACGAGGCGCGACGCCAGGTTCTCTTCGAGAATGTCCGTCTCTTGCTGATAAAGATCTTCGCTGATCTGTCCGGTGTTGAACTGCTTGTTCAGCTTGTCGACTTCGGACTGATACTCTTTGCGGATCGCGATATCTTCTTTCAAGCGTTCGCGTAGCTTCTCGCCAGAGCCCAACCCGGTAAGCTGCGAGTTCAGCCCTTCCTGTGCCGTGTTCAGTTTCGACGCTTGGTTCTCTTGGAACGCGGCCAGCTTCTCGGCTTCCGACGTTGCCTGTTTACGCGCGGCGACTTCTTGCTCGAGCGCTACGTTGCGTTTGAGCTGGGCCCGCAGCAGATCCTCCGAAGCGAGGATCGATTTCTGGTCAGCAGTTTGGATGTCCTTCGACTTGATGTCGGCAATTTGTTGCTCAAAGCGCGCCAAGGCTTGCGCCTGTGCGCCGAGCTTCTCTCCGGTCTCCGACTGGACTTGAAGCGCTGCCGCCTGTTGCCGAAGGCTGTCCAGCATCTTCTGGCCGGCGTCTTCGCGGAACGCTTTTGCAGCTGGCGACGCAGCGGCTTTGTACTGCTCTTCAGCGGCTTTACGCAACTGGGTGATCTGCGCTTCGCTGTACTGCACCCCACGCGCTGAGGCAGCCGCTACCTGCTTATCGATCTCGGCGAAGCGCTTGGCCAGCTTGTCAGTCTTCGGCGCCGTTTCGTCCAGGGACTTGTTCAGGGCTTCAACAGCGGCGATGCCGCGTTTGTCTTGAGCGACGACGTTCGCGGTCGCTGCGGAACGCTTACGACTTTCCTCCTGCTGTACGAGAAGGTCGGTTATCTGCTTTTCAGTTTCTTCTCGGCGGATATCATCACTCGGAGCTAATAATCCGCCACTACCGGGGGCGGCGTTAGTTTTAGCCGCGTTTCTGATGTCGGCTAATCGATCATTCAGGACTTTGAGCTTCTGCTCGATCGTCCCTTCGCGTCCAATGTCGAGGAAAGCATCCCACGCGTCTTTGGCGGCGTTCTTCACGGATAGCCAAGCGCTTTCGACGAAGCCCAAATTGCTCTTGATCGAATTCGCACGGGTTGTCAACGCTTCGGCGTAAGCCTGTTCGGCTAGGTTGGCGGCACCTTGCGTGTCGCCTTGGCGCTGTAGTGCTTCAATCTGCGCATATGTGGAAGTAGTCAAGTAGTTCAGGGAGTCGTTCAATTCCTTCGAATACTTAACGGGGTCTTTCGCCAGCTTCTCGAAATCCTTTACGGTCTCCTCAGCAGCTTTCCCGGTGGCTTCCTGCATCTTCAGGGCCGCGATAGCGATCGTGTCGAACGAAGACGCAGGAATCTTACCGGAGGCCGCAAGTTGCGCTAAAACGGCCGCAGCGGCGCCCACGGTGCCGACAGACTGGCTAACGCTTTGTGCCTGCTCGGCCAGTTGGTTTGCGTTAGTTCCGGCGGCGTTACCGTTCAAGATCAGCGCGTTGGTGAACGCCGTAGTCTCGTCGCTACCCTGCTTATACGCCAGGGTAAGAACCGCAGCGGCTGCCGCAGCAACAGTGAAAGGGTTAACTAGTCCGAGGACATAACCGCCAAGCGCTTTTGCTGCGGGACCGATGCCGCCGAACATGTCCTTAAGCTGGCCGCCTTGCTGGAGAAGTACCGTAAGAGGCGCCTGACCAGATTGAAGGGATACCGCGATATCGGTGAACTGCGCGGGCACTCCGCGAAGTGCTGCTGCGGTAGCCTTGGCCGACATGCCGGCTTTGTTCAGCGCCGCGTCATTCTTTCCGATAGCATCACGTGTAGCGTTCAATTGTGCGATGTAAACTTTGTAGTCTTCTGTGGGGAGGCGACCTGCTTTGCGGTGAGCTTCAAGCTGCTGCTCCATCTTATCGAGACGGGAGTAGGCGGCAACGGTGGGATCAATCTGCCCGATCAAGCGATCGAGGGCGTCGCCTTGCTTCTTGGCTTCCCGCGTGGCCGATTGCAAAGCGCGTTCGGCCTGATCCATACCGCGTTCGAAGCCGGCGGTGTTGGCGACCAAATCCACGGTCAGTTGGCCCAGTGATCCTACCGCCATGCTTAGGGCCTCTTAGATGCTTGCAGCACTCGCAAGAAGTCTTGCGGTGTAGCCAGTTTCAGTTCGTCGTCAGATTCCCGATTAGGGATGAAGTCCGCGACCTTGACATTCTTGTTGCCAAGCAATTGTGCGCCGGTACTGCAGATCAACGCGGCTGACTGTTCGACGCGTTCAGCGATGTTCAAGCCCCCATGGCGCCGGATGTACTGAGCCCAGTGCCGAGCCTCGATAAACGACAGGTTCTGTTGGGCTTCGGCGATCGTTCGACCGCCTACACCGTTTAAAACTATTTCGAACCAGAAGTCTTCGGGGGGCTCTTCTTTCCCGAGTTGGCTTCGTTCACCGCGGTGATCAAGGCCAGGAACAGCGTGTCGCAGATCGGGCCTCGGGAAGGATCAGCAGTGCCGAGAACGTCAGCCGTGGTGAAGATCGGCGCGCCTTCCTCGTCACATACCATGGTAGCAATCCGTGCAGCCAGGTGTTCCTGATTGCCTTCAGCGGCTTTCCAAGTATTGGTGATCGTGTGGTACGACGCCAAGCGAACCCATATGTCGGCTTTCTGCTCTTCGCCTTCCGTGTTGTGCCAAACAATTTCGCGCTTGACGGTGGGCTCTGTGGCGCTAACGAAAGCGCCTTGGGCAACGAGGTCTTTAAGGTTCAAGGCCATGAGTTAACTCGACGACTTAGGAATGAGAACCGGTTCGCCGGAGACTTGGATACCAACGGTCGAGGTGACCATGGTGTTCAGGCCGAAGGTGAACGGATAGCTGTTCATGTAGCCTTCGAAGGTCAACCAGCTGCGGGTAGGTGGCAGGACGAATTCATCATTCCCCGAGCTGTCGGTGCCTACAGTCGGCGGCACGGTGCCGTCGGAGAAGCCGATAGCCCATTGCAGCGTAGTGCCGGCCGTCTTCAGTTGGTGCAAACGGATGTGCGCAGGATCGGCCGGGTCAAACTGCAGACCGAAGGTCGCGGCGCCTGGAGTAGCCAATCCGGCTTCGTATGTACGTGAAAGATCGTTGAGACAGGTTGTCTCGATCTGATCAATGGCGGTATCGATACCGTCGATGGAAGTAATACAACCCACGTCCAACAGGGTGCCTGTTGCGGGGTCAATGGCATACAGGTCGGTGCCCTGGGCCTTGATGGTCATTTGTAGAGCCTCATGGAAGTGGGTAGTGTCCCGCGCAAGAATATCCTAGTTCCGATCAACAATCCAATCCACGTCGAAGCTGGTGCGGTAAAGCTTCGTTTCCTCATCGCGCATGTCGCCTCGATAGGAGGTGACGTAGGAGTCAAGTTCAATCGCGTACCGAATCGCTTTTGCCACTGTGGTAGTCGACTGCGTAGTAAGACCGTATACGTCGACTTGGAGGCTGGCGCGGTCCGCGTCAGGCCGGCAGTTCAGCATGTTAAAAGGATCGCCGCCGATCCACTGGTAGACGACGTAGGGTTTGGCGACGGTCTGCGGGGCCTGCCCAAATGGAAAAATTCTTGGTTCAGGTGAACCGAGCAGAGCCAGTACGGCTGCGTCCGCTTTGCAGGTTGTGTAGAACGGTACGTCCATCAGTTGAGCCCTAATTTAATGAGCTGGAATTTTGCAGAGGAGAGGAATTCTTGAAACACGGCCTGTTGGTTCTGCCCAAGCGCATTCCTCATGAAGGGCTGTGCTCGGTTCCGAGACGTGCCTAGCTCGACCCACCACCAGTAAAAAGTGTTTCCGCCGCGCTGCCCGCGTTTTGTCTTACGCACTCCAACGGAGATCTTTGTAGAACCGGTCTCCGCGAAATATTTCTTGTCTTCCACCAGGGCGATGTTCTTTGAAATGTCTGGAATGGTAGACGGGTCATCGATCGCACTGGCGCGTTGGATGGCGTCTTTCAACACAATGTCCATGGCGTCTTTAGCCGCCGGAATCACGACTTGGCGTTGAAGCTCCTGGGGCAAGGTCTTAAAGATCCTCGACAGCTCTTCAGCGCCGGTAAGCTTGTAAGTGATCCAGTCGGCCATATCGTCGTCCTCGGTTTGCCGGGAGTTTATCACAGGCAAGAAAAAGCCGCCCTAGTAAGGCGGCTTTTGGTATCACAGGAAGCATTGACGTAGGAGGATCTTACTCTGCGACGCGCTTGAAAGCAAACGAAGCGATACCCTCGCGGCCAAGTTCGGTTTCCGCCCAGTTGACTTCCTGGCACTCGAAGCCCTGCTCGCCGCACCAGCGGATAAAGCCTTGCAGGCTGAAGTAGTGGATGTGCTCGCCCGGCTTCATGTGCTTCGACTCGACCCACTCACTGGCCGTTTCGCAGATGGGGATCGAGACGAACAGCCATTCCTTGACGCGCTCGAGAAGCTTTTCGGGTTCGGGGATATGTTCCAGGCTATCCCAACATGTGATCGCCCTGACTTCCTCCGAGCCGTAGGGATCGCGATAGGCGTAAGTGCTCTGCAACCACTTCACCGCGTCCGGGCAAACGTCGTAGCCCATACCTTGCGACTCTTGGACGAAGCGCCCGCCGCCGATACCGATGTCCACGACCTCGGCCGGATTGAAATACTTCTTGACCAGTTCAACCCGCGCCTTAGTCAGCAGACCGCCAATTTTTGTCGCATCAAGCTTTTGGTAATTGGCAAAATACTCGCCACCGTAAAGCATCGCCGGCCGAGTATGGAACCCTTGACCTTTAGACGGAGACCACAGGAAGGTGTCCTCCAGTCCAATCGGTAAGCTTTGAGTCATAATCCGAGATCCTCTTGTCGCAGCCATGCTGCTTTAATCTGCACCGGCAAAAGTTGTCCGGCACCGCAAACGTAATTGTACTACCGGACGGACAGATTAGCTCCGGTGCGTTAAAGCCGCCTTGGCCGCCGCAGATGATCCATGCGGGAACCTTGGCCGCAAGCGCAGCAGGAACCAGCCAACCGATACCGCCGATCACGGCCGAAGCGTTGGCGACGAGCGACAGCAGTTGTTCGACTGGCAGTTCGCCTTTGTGGTATCGCACATCGGCCGGGTAGTCAGCCGGACCTACTAGCCACTCTTGACCATCCTGCAGGTCCGCTACCGAGATCACCTTGTAGCCGCGTAGCCGAGCTTCCCAAACCCCCCGATAGATGTACTCAGGATCAGGGTTCCGGGTATCGGCTCGCCACTCGCTACGCACCGTAGCGGGCCTAACGACAACGTATTTACCCTGCTCAGGGGATGGCGGAAGCGGTGGTAGGTCGAACGCACCGGGTGCAACGCCGAAGCTTGCCGTCATGCCGGGGATGATGCCTTCGGCGCCATAGCGGATCTGTCGGGTAGGTTGGCGCGTCGGCGGCATTACCCAATCAGCATGGCGCGCGATGTTCTTCGCTTGGGTGCGCAATGTGGTTTGCGGACGGATGAAGTGGACGCCGGGAATGTCTGAATAGACTTCCGGCCAGGGGGTATCGAGGTAAACCGGTTTAGGCAAAGCTTTTATGAAGGCGCGTTGATAAACGTTATCACCTAAGCCTTTCATAGAATGAATGATCATACGCCGCTGAACCGGACGTCAGGACCGGCTTTAAACTTGGCGGCTTCGGTGACAATCAGAGCTAGCCGCAGCAGGCCGGAAATATTCAAACGTTTCGTGGGGTAAGGGTAGATAGCTCGATCGTACGTTACCAACTGGAAAGTTTTCTCTTTCAGGTCCATGTTCAATCTCCACTTAAAAAGAAGCCCGCTTAGGGGCGGGCCAAGGGTCTGCACGGAGTAGATTGGTGCAACGGCCGGGCACTCCCAACCTCGTTTCAATCGCACCAAGCATGTAGGATCTGTGCGGAGTCGAACCGCGTTGCAGGCTAAACCTTTCGGCCCGTACCCCGCTCTACCATCCTCGGCAGATCCTACGCTTGGTGCAACTATTCCGCATGTGCGGGCTGCGACGGGCAAACTTCTCTAGACTTGCCATGCTTTCGCGGTCGGTGGCGTTGGTTGATCAGAATTCTTTGTACGGTCGGTGCTGATCTCCGACTTGACGACGATAGGCGCGCTGGTGGTGTCGCCTCGTTTTATAAATCACCGGGAGCCTAACCATACTCATCTCGGCCCCTACACCCGCACCGTATCGCTACACCGGGTGATCTCTCGTTCGTCTGATTAGAAGGTCAACCCCTTCACTTCGTACAACCCGAACTCTAGTCACTCGCATCACAAGTGTCAACAACCTTTTGCAACTCTTTTTCCAGCATGCCCAAACTGTATGCCGTCAGCGCTGTGTCTCGCGAGCAGTTTACCACGCTTTCCCGCTGCGCCAACCGGGCGTGCTGTTTCGCCCATTCGCGGCACCGGATCTCGTCAGGGTTTTTAGTGTCCGGGTGATCCCCATGCCAATGGCTGCCGTTCTCTGTCGTACAGTCGAAGCCGAGCAATAACACCTTGTCCGCCCCTAAGCTGAAAGCTAGCTCTATGGCACGGAGTCCGGAGTTATAAGGCCCGTATGCAGTGTGAAGGTTCAGAGCGTGCTTAGCGGACGCCTGGCGGGTACACGTCCATCGCTTAGGGCCGTCGGGCACTTGGCTGACATTCGCATCCCACCATGCGAGATCACCTGCGTAAAGGTGATTGCACCATGGGGCTAGCTGCCAAGAGTTGTTCACAGCGATTGTGGGGAGTCCTGACGCGCGCACCAGTTCGCAGTCGTGCGCGTTGAGGCTCGGGCCGGAGGCGATGCAGACGAAGGTTTTAGAGAGGCTCAAACGTCACATTCTCGAGAACGACATCCTCGAACAGTGCCTCGCCATTCTCGGCGCGTAATGGCTCCCTGAATTTACGGCATTCTCCGGTTTCGGTATCGACTCGGATCACTTTGTTGATCTCTACGCCATTAGAAAAGACCCTACCGCGGTCACCTTTCTCGACATCGTAAATCATTGTTTAGCCCTCATTGACGCCACGCGAGCAGGGTGCAGAAACATAGTCACGCCCGCTTTCCTGATCGGGCAGCCACGCGTGAACGTTGTAAATATCGCCGTTATGCAAAATGCGTTGCTTGGCATTCAGGCCGGGGCGCTGGCGGATCACAATGCGCGCGATGATCTCGGACTGAATCGCCGCAGCGGCCAGGAATTCCCGACCACTGGCCGGAGCAATGCGGGCAGGGACGTTGGTGAAAACCGTTACCCATGACTCTGTAAAGCCGCCAGTGTCGGGATCGCGGACTTCTACCCAATCCTGAATATCGATGCGGTGGCGGTACTGGCCGGCGCGGCTCATCAGCGTAGCGCCGGATCGCGTAAGGCATAAAGCAATGCCGTTACGGGTTTTGGTAAATAGCCCTGGGCGAAAGCCTGATCCGGGTTCTCGTCCCGATCTTTGTACAGGAAGCCAATCTGCAGCAACGTGGCGGCCTGCACAGCGTACTTCACAATCTTATCGCCGGAACTGTCGACGACGTAAACAGGATCGCCGGAGCTATCGAGGATCGGATCGTCGTTGCTGTCGCGCTCTACCTCGTAAGGGCTCGCGCTCTTCAGATAGTTCTTCACTGCCTCGGAGGACGCGCCGATATACGCCTTGATCAAGGTGTCGTCTAGATCGTGATCCATGTTCAGATGCTGTTTCGCCCGGACGAGCGTGACGTACATCATAGCTTGACCCCTTTAGCCGGGTCGAAGGTGCTCGCGTTCTCGCGAAGGTCTTTGCCATTCCGGCCGGCCTTCACGCAAAGCGTCCACGCATCACTAGAGCCGGGCTTGTCAGTGTTCTCGGCTTTGGTCGAAGTCCACTGGCTACCGGCCCATGTCACGTTGTCGTGGGCGTCGTAGGCTTGCTCCTCGCGGAACACGCCTTTGTAGATCTGGATCGGCAGAGCAAACTTCTGCGCGACTTCCTGGCCGCTAGACTTCATCAGCTTAACCGAGAACTCCCGGTCGCCGTCCTGCGTGATGCTCACACCGTCGATACCGTCCACGATGCATTCCCAGCCGCGCATGCCATGGGTGCGCTCGTAAGACTTCCACAGGCCGCCGCGGTGAGCGGCATAAGTGCCGCGCGGATACTGCTTCGCTTCCTCGATCGTCGGCAGGATCTCTACGTCTATAGCGTCGCGGCCGTCTTCAGCCTGACGCACTTCCGGTACGACGATCAGCGCGGCGGCTTCGCTCGCAATCGCTTTCAGGTCAATCACAGGAAGCCCAGGAACTTTAACTAGGGCGGCCACTGCTTCGAGGTCTACTGGGTCGGCGTCTTTGCCGTCCTTCACTTCGGGCAGTACGATCAGAGCCGCTGCCGCTTTGGCCAGGGCTTCCAGGTCGACCGGCTCAGCGTCTTTGCCGTTACGGACTTCGGGAAGCTGGACGCGTTTAGCAATAGCTTCTAGATCAATGGCCTCAGGTTTCGGCACTTCGTCGAGGCGTTTCGCTAGGATGTTATTTGCTTCGAGCAATTGCTCTATTTCTGCCCTCAACGGGCCGACAGCCTTCGCCACCGCGGTGGCAATAACCGGCGCGAGGAATTCGGCTTGCGCTTCAAGTTCACGCAGGTTCATTAGCGAGCCTCTTTTCGATCAGCAGAGCGAGCATTTTCGCGCTGTCTTGGATTTGTTCGTCGGTTGGTTCTGCCGGCGCGGCCTCGGGTGTAGCTGCGGGTTGCGCCGTGCCGAATGGGTCGGCCTGAGCGTCACGTTTAGCCAAGGCAGCCAAGGAGTAGTTCTGCTGTTGCATGTAAACCGTATCGCCGCCTTCTACTGGCGAAAGGTTAAGCTTAGCCATGGCGATGTTCGGAGGCATGATACCGCCTTTAACAGCAGCGGACAGTGTTTCAACGAGTTTGCCCATGTCCATACGCAACAGACCTTCGATGTCCAGCTCTACGCCGTATCGATCCGGCAATGCTAAACCGTCGTCCATGCAAGCTTCGTACTCTTCTGCCAAAACCTGGATGCAGTCGGAGTAATACTTCTGGTTTTCTTGCTCTGCCGTGGTCCCGGTGGCCGCGATCGTAACCCCGACCTTTGACGGAGGAACGTGGAACGCTGTGCAGATCATTTCTGCGGTTAGCTTGAACTGTTCGATCAACTGCGAATCCGTAGCAGACATTTTCATCTGTTGGAACTTCAAATCGTCGCCGACCACGGCGACCTTGCCGGCATTTTGCCCGGTATAGTTCGAGTCCCAGTGCGCTTTGAGCCGTGCTGCAGTCTCGTCGCTGATAGCGCCAGGGGCACTCAGGATGCCGCCAGGGCGGGCGCCATTCTCGAAGAAGGTCGAGCTATCGTTCTGCATTTTCAACGACTGACAGGCGGCTAGGGCGCACGCATATAGCGGCGAGATACCTACCAGGGGGTGGAACAGGCAGTTCATCCGATCGTGGATAATTTCTGACGCCGGAACGGTGACGCCCGCAGAGATATCGTTCAGGTCGTCGCCGTTGCACTGGTAATAAACATCACCGTTCTCCGCGACGAGTACAGTCACTTTGTCCGGGTCGAGGATGTAGATACCCGTCACTACACCGCGCTGGTCTCGTTGCTTCAAACCGTAGGCATTGCCCTTGGTCAACTTGCTGGTCTGCCACCACTGCTTGAACTGGATATGGTTCTGGTAATTGTTTGGCTTTTTCAGCACGGGGGAAAACGAAGGACTAGAAGTTTCCTTCCAAATACCGTTGGCATCCAGTTGCATAAGTCGTTGGCGAAGTTTGCCGATGTCGTTCGCGATGAGCGTGACACAGGCGTACACCGCGTAATGCGCCAACACGGTTGGATTGCGCCACTCTAGGTTAGCTTGCCACGCTCCGGTAAAGGGTTCTCGGATTATGGGCAACCATCCTCCGCCTTGCGGCGAGGGAGGTGCCATCGGCGCTCGCTTGAAGGTAAGCTCTAGGCCGAATATACGCATTAGGCGAGATCCTGATCCGCGATAACCGCTTCCACGTCGGATTTCTTGATCCGGCCGTCCTTACCTGTGCCAACTACTTTATCCAGGTCCACGCCATGCTCTTTAGCGAACTCGATAACTGCGTCAGAAGCGCGCGGTTCTTCCGCTGCAGGAGGTGACCCTGCGGTCAACATACGAGTGTTATAACCGTCGTCTGGATAAGTACCGTGACCCATTTTGCGCAAAATCTCAGCGTAGCGGCGCGGCATTTCGATCGCCTTTCCGCCTTTACCATACGTAAATTTAACTTTCGACATAATGCATACCTCTGATTTAACGCGATACTAGCACATAAAAATATGGCGGCACATTGGCCGCCATATTCAGTTTACCGCGTCGGTCTTACGACCAGCTAACGCCCGACAGGTAGGAAACGGCCTGTGGACGGCGCTTTTGCCACCGCACATATCTCTCGGCACGCACGGCCAGTTGGTTAGTCTGGAACATGCTGACGAGCTGCGCAGCAGTAGGGGTGGAAGTGGCTGCCGCATCATCCAGGAAGATTGTCGCTTCGCGGGAAATGTCGATGTTCACTTGACCGTCATCCGCCAGGTAGATCTCGGAAGCGAAGGCCAGGATGAACAGCGAACCGCTGGAATCCGAAGGGACGTAGTTGCTGATGATGATCGGCGTACCGTCGAGATCACCAACACCGTTCACCCGCACACCTGGGAACTCACGAGTACCGAGTGGGTTACGCAGGAGCGACAGTGCACGAGCGGTCTTCGCGTCGGTGATGTAGACCGCGCTGCCGGTAGGCAGGTTGGTGTTGTCAGCGACAGCCCACAGAGCGGCGATGTCAGCGCGGATGCCATCAGCGTCAGTACCGGTCGAAGGGATCGGAGTGACGCCGTTGGTGATCGAAGCTGGCGATTCCGAAGCACCGGTGCCGGCTGCCTTCAGTGGATCGACGAAGTCTTCGTCCATTCTTTCGATTACAGCGTCGGCCAGGTCGTCGCGGGTTAGCTGAACGATGGCTGGATCGCTGAAGCGTTCCAGTTCTTCGGTCACTACCGAGATCGCGGCGATTTTCGCCCACTTCATAGTCACAGCATCGTAACCGGCAGCCGTTACCGGCTTGCGATACCCTTCCCCTACCCACTGGGCGCGGCCTGCAGCGGTCTTGCCTGGGATACGCGAGTTGAAGGGGACTCGGCGCAGCGCCGGGATACCGTTCGTACCGAACTGACCGACGATGGTTTTCGGACGCAGGAACTCGATGAATTCAGCGGACAGGTTTTGGTAGTCGACCAGGTTGCCGGCCCAGGTTGGGCTGGTAGTGGTGCCTGCGGCTACGGCTGCTTTCATTACGGATTGCAGACGAACGTCGTCACCGAATTTGTGTTCGGCGAAAGCCTTGGCGCTGGTTGGGTCGCCTTTACCGGCATACATCGCCAGGGCGAACTTGGCGAAGCCAATGCCGGGTTCTTCGTTCTTCAGCGACTTCACGACCGCAGGCGCACGGTTACGCTCTTGCATGCCGGAGGTATCAACTACTGGTTTAGCGTTGGCGATGCTGGATTTTTCCATCACTTCCAAGCGCTTGATGTGAGTCTCGGTTGCGGTGATTTCGTCAGACAGAGTATCGAACTCTTCCGATTCCGCTTCGTTCAGGGTGCGGCCTTCTGCGCTGGTCAACAGCTCAGTTTGACGCGCGGATTTTTGCTCAAGGGCATCCTTGAATGCTTTGATCTGTTCTGCGAATTTCATGTCTTGGCCCTCCTCGGGCTTCGGAACTACAGGAATGTGCTTTACAACAGGTGCCGAAGCGCCGGCAGGTTTACCTAGACGAACTACAGTGAAGTCCTTTTTGCCTGACGCGACAGGAGCCCCAATGTCGAACGACTTGATACTGGTGATTGTCGCTTCCGCGTTTGCGGGAATCGTGACTAGCGACAATTCATAAACTTCTGTCTTCAGGAAGCGAGTACCCCAACTTCCCTTGATCGGCTCGGAGCCCATGTCGCGGAAACCGATCGACACAGCGCGAACCAGGCCGGCTTTAACCGACTGCCAAGCCTCTTCGATCCGGTTGAACAGACCTACAGGCTCCGTAACTTCAGCGAAGGTCGCGGTAAAGGGAACGCCTTTCGTGGTCGGCTTGCCGAACTCTACGAGGCCGACGGGCTGCTGGTGATCATGCTGCCACAGGAGCGGGAGCGGGTTTTTGTACTGGACTCCGAGCGGTTCCACGATGTCGCCTACGCGATCAACCCCGGGTGTTGTCGCCCAGCCGGTGATGGTCCGCGTTTCAGCGTTAACCGCTTTTACGTCTAGAACGCTATAGGCTCTGTTCATGTATACAGCTCCGGTAAATTACGCGCATTAAAGCACAGATATTTGTCAAAGGAAAAACATCTGATGCTTACGATGCGCCGCGGGCGGGTTAAGTGCCATCAGCGACACGGCGTTGAACAGCGCCATCACCGGGTCAATCTTTGCCGAGCCGGAAGCCTGTTTGGTGATTAGGATCGAGTTTGCCCGGGGCTCAACGCGGCAGTTGCTTACCGCCCAGTTCATCAACGGTTGCACTGCGTGCTCCATGTCACCGGCCGCTAAACGGCGTTCAGTCGTCTTTATAGCGCCGCCGAGCTTCCAGCCCTGGCTGATCCCGACGATCTTGTCTTCAGGGATATCGCGCGCTACCAGTTCGTCAAAGATCGCACCGATGCCGACCGGGTCGACGCCGATTTTGTCTAGTAGTCCCGATTCGTAAATCTGCTCAACGATGTCGCAAACTTCGGTCACGTCGTCGCCTATGCGCTTCACCATCACAAGGTCGCCGTTGTCACTGAAGTCCTGCATCTTGGATGCTTCTTTCAAGTTCCGCTGCAGCGCGGAAGGGTGCGCCCACGCTTTAGACCACGAGAGCCACTTACCGCCGCCAGTTAGGCGCCCCACGATCGACAGACCTAGCAAGTCGTCAAGGCCGCCGCCGTCGATCCCTACGTCGATCACTTCGCACATCTCAAGCATGAACGGCAATGTGATCCGTTCGTTGTTCTGCGCGAGCCAGTAATCCGCCGCCGCCCATCGGTCAGTGCGCAGCGCCATGCCGATTTCGATGTTCAGGTATTTTGACAGGACGATCAGCATTTCGTGAGGCCCGGTCTCCTTGGCCCGTCGAATCTCCCTCGCGATGAAGTCTATGCTCGCCGACTTCCCTAAGTTCGGGTTGGTCATATGGAAGTTAGCCGGGTCGAGATACGCTTCGCTTTCGATCATCGACTTAGGGAATTCATACAGGATCGGCAGGAACTGAGGGTCGTCTATTTCACCGTCGCGCACTTTCCGAGCGTACATCAGCTTCGAGGCGAACACCCCTGCAGGCGGTTCGTCGGACTGAGTAGTCAGGTAGAGCACGAAACCCTCAGGACGCGAAGCCAGGCCGCCGGTCGCTTCCACGAGCATTTTTGCCGCGTTCGGGTTTTTACCGAAAAGGTGGATCTCATCGACCAGGATAACCGCAGCTTTCTTGCCGCCGACGGTGTTCGTGTCCGCCGCTACTACTTTCAACGTGGCGCCCGTGCCGAGGTGGGTAATGGTTCGGATGTGATCCTGAACCTGCATCATGCTGTCCAGGGTTGGATCTTTCTTCACCATGTCGCGGGCCGGGGCGAAGGCGTTATCGGCGACTTCCTTGGTCGGCGCCAGGATGATGAACTCTGCCGACTGCCTCCAGTTCAGTTTCAGCACTGTGAGCATGATGCTCGCCGCTTCTGTCGACTTGGCATTCTTCTTGCTGATCAGGACGAACGCTTCCCGGATTAGCTGAATGCCGGTCTCAGGGTCGTAGGCGCCGAAAACAGCGTTGGCGACATCTTCCGCCCATGTAGAACCGATGGCGCCGATCGTTTGTTGCCCGTCGCCCACGTCTACGATCTTGAGCTTATGGCGGAACTCTCTGGCTTCCCTAGCCGACTCCGGAAACAGTGGCTCGAATGGAACGAGGCTGCGCCCTTCGATAATTCGCTGTTCCCAATCGGGGCAGGCAGTCGTATACGCAGGCGCTCCCATCAGTTAGGCACCGCTTTGAGAGCTGGCGGTTTACGAGTGGCGTAAACATCGGTACCGGCGGCGGTCTCTTTGGCTCCGTCGGCTTTCGTGGCCTTCTTGCCTTTCTCGCCGATCTTGGCGTGCTGGAAGGGGAGCAGAGTTTTTGCCGCTTCCATCCGGCGGCCAAGTGGAATACGCGGATTAGCGACCACGGCTTCCAGGAACTCAAGCGAATCTTCCGTTTTCGGCAGGTCGTCGATTGGCTCCTCTTCAGGCTCGGGTTCGGTATGCATGACCTTTGGGCCGGCAGCAGGTGCGCCAGGGGTTGAGATACCGATAGCTGCCAGTGCTTCCACGATTGCAGGTTTCTTGCGCAGACGCGCACCGGCCACGCGGGCGGTTTTCTCACTAAGGCCGGCAGCGATGGCCGCTTCCTCAGGCGTGGCGCCGCGTAGCGTGGCGGCGAGGAACTTTTCATCGGTTGCGTTGAGCATTGTTACACCTCGTGTTTCGGTTGTTCAAAGCGTAACACGGTCAACAGGAGGGCTGTAGGGGAATTAAATCTCTAAAAGGGGTCGGCGCGATCAGGCTTCCCGGAAGGGGTGTAGCACGTCACTACCCCCCGGTAGTGCGAATTTCTCTCATTTGACCCCCATTTTGCACCGAAATGGTGCGAGAATCGTTCTCATTTGACCGTTCGTCGCCTTTTTGCATCGATTTTCGATCGAATCATTCTCATTCAGGTCGGGTTGGCACGATAGATGCAACGTCGAACGCGCATTCAGCACGCCGACGGATGGTCATTGCGGGGTTGGTGGATCGATGGTATGGCGAACGCGCAACCGGTGCGGATCAGCCTAGACGCGCAGCGCCTACACCTTCGGCTGCGGTTTTCGCACTATGACACGGTCCACAAAGCGGTTGCCAGTTTCCCTCTGAATCCCAGAACATCTTCATGTCGCCTCGATGATCGACGATGTGGTCGACCACGTTGGCTGCCGTCACCTTGCCCTGCGCCTCACACATCCTGCAGAGCGGATGCTTAGCCAGGTAGGCGAGGCGCGCACGCTGCCACTTCCCACCGTACCCACGTTGTGCCGTGGTCAACCCTTCGCGCCATGCGTCAGGGTTCAGCATCTGCACAGTCTGCGTGCTGACCTCCTTGGCGCGTGTGGGCTGCATGGTGACCCTAGACTTACTCACCTCGGCGCATCCCGGTGTTCCCGTCCAGTACGAGTGGTCTGCTGTTCAACCCTGTCGACCTAGCGTTAAGAGCCTGTGGTGCGATCTGAGCCTCGCTAATCTCGGGTGGCTCTCCTTGCTTGACCAGTGCCTCTAACGCCGCACAGATGCGCTCCAGCAAAGCCGAGGAGCCCATCTGCAGTTCTACGTCTACCCCAAACGGGAGAACCATAGGCTCGACGCCCAGGGTATCAGCTGTCGGGCGGATGACTTCCGTCAGATCGGCGATCACCTTGCCCGACGCGCTGGTCGACAGCTTGAGTACCAGTAATCCGTTGCTTGAGTTCTTCGAATCGTTCATTGGCTAAGTCCAGTAGTCGTTTAAGTTTTGCCCGTCGCCGGGCACAGGCTGCACATGGCATTTCATTTCTCCGCTGATGTGCGATCAGCGTACCCGAGAACCAGCAACCAGTGAACAGCGGATCGGCCAGGGGTCGTTATCTTCATTACGCGCAATTCTTGCGGGTTTATGTAATCTGCATTTCTTGCGTCTTTAGCTATTAGTATTTGAATCTGTAAAAAGCAACGCATTCACCTCGGTACAGTGGTACGGTACGGACGGTTTATATAACCTTACCGTACCAACCGTACCAGTACCTTGACCTCCCGGTACGGTACTGTTTGACCCAAAACGTACCAACCGTACCAACCGTACCAACCGTACCAGTGAATGCGCAATTCTTACGCATCGTCACTCACGACGGTGTATGTCTCTTCTCCGTTGAATCCGTCTTTTTCTACGCGTTTGTCGGTAATGAGGCTAGCCAGTGCCGCGGAGAATTGCCGTGGCCGAGGATCTTTTGCCTTGTCCCCTCGTGTCAGCTTGCTTTCGACCAGTTTCCAGAGAGCGCTATGGGGCACCGGGGCACCGTCGAATGACAACAACTCGTGTAGCGACGCCAGAACGATCTTCTTGTTGGCGCCCTTAACGCCTGTTTCAGCCTCTGAAACCTTGCCGCGAGCGTTGTATTGCACAACGCAGCTAGAGATATCGTCACCACGCGAATCTGTCCCTAGAACCACCGTAGCTAACGTGAACCCCTGGATGAACCCGGTTTCCCCGTCCTTCATCTTGGTCACTTCGACGTGCCGTGCGTTCTCGTTATTGACCACTTCAAGCTCCACGTCAGCGGCTGCCTTAAGACCCGACCAACCGCGAGCGCCACGACTCGAGTCCTTACCAACGTGGTGTACCAAAAGGATCATAGAATCGTGAGGGGCGCGGATCAGCCGGCAATTAGCCAACGCATCGCCCATGTGCTCGCCGCTGTTCTCATTAGCGCCAGGCGTCACCTGGGCGAACGTATCGAGGACGATCAAATCGAACGGGCCGAGGGCCGTTACGTCTTCGACCAACTTAGCGACACTTGTAGCATCCGTGAGGTTAGGGATCAGCCGATGGATGATCTGCATAGGGAATTCGGCCGGGTCTAGGCCATGGAACTCACAGTAAGCTCTACCACGCTTACGAAAGCCTCTTGAGCCTTCCGCAGCGACGTATAGGACGCGACCAGCCTGAACCCAACGACCGTTCCACTCAACGCCACGCGCGATCGCCAAGCACATGTCCAAGGCCAGAAACGATTTGCCGGAGCCCGAGGCGCCGAATAACATTCCCATATCGGCTCTAGGCAGGAAGCCTTCAATGAACCAATCCTCTTCTTCTATTTCAGCCGCGATGAAGTCCGCGAACGAGCACAGACCGAAGTGGCCTTTATCCGGTTGAGGAGGCAACGACAGAGCCGGATTGTTCTTAGGAATGCTCCACGTCTTGCCTTGGGCCTTGGCGCCTTCCTGCGCTTGCTTGAAGTAGGAGACGATGCGGATTGCATTCTCTTTAGTTGAGTCAAAGCCTTCCCAACGATGTTCGAAGTATTGCGTGCCAGGGTAGCCGTTACCCTCGGCGCTCCACTCGTCCCAAAGCGCGCACCCTTCCGGCGAACCTTCAGTCTCATGGTGTAGGGCAGCGCCGAGGTCGTGCCATTCCTTATTGCCCATGTTCGGATCGAGGTACGTCAGCATTTCGCGCAACTGCTCGGTAGACATGCCAACGCGCGGGCCGGACATCGTAAACACTTCGTACTCGCCGGATGATGGGGCCTTCTCTTTAGGCGCAGCAGGTCCGAAACGCTTCTCGATATGTTCAAGCAAAGCGCGGGTAGGCTTTCCGACCGTATTCTCATCGCCGAATAGCTTGGTGTTCTCTGTGACGTTCCCGGTGAAGGTAACGAAGCCGGTGCCGTTGAACAGCTCTAGACCGTATTCCCAATCTTCGTGGTGCGCTTGCCGGCCATTGCCAACTTCGCCGGATACGAAAGCGCGAACGCCTGTACCTGACGGGCTGATCTCGGCGTACGTCCCGTCGATCATCTGCGCCACTTCTGCATCTATCTCAGGTTTTCCGTCGGCGCCGATAATTACGCACCGGTCAAAATCTAGAGCGGTAACTGGCGAGCCTTTGATCATGGCCAGGCCTACACCCCATTCCGGGCCTTTCTTAGCCGCAGCCGCCTTTGCTTCCGAGAAGCCTACTAACTGGCGGATGTCGTCCGGGGTGTTCTGTTTGCCGCGAGTTCTGCCGCTCCATGCGTAGTACGGCATCTTGCGAGGCTTAGGCCCGTGTGGATTGTTTTCTAGCCGCCAGATAAGCCACTGCTTCAGCTCACGTATGACGGCTGGCGCCTGGACGCTTTCAATGTCGGTTGATGTCTTAGGTTCCACGGCTTAGCCCTCAACAGGAGCGATAAGGGCCAAGTACTTAGGATTTAGCAGCCTGGCGCGTGGAACGCCGGACATTGATTCGACCTGCGCTACGTGGGGCACCGGAACCCACCCGCGCTTAACCCAACGGGAAACTGCTTGCTGGGAAAGCCCTAGCCGCTTGGCCAAGGCACCCTGGCCGCCGGCCGCCACGATAGCGTCCGCTATTCCGGTCGTAAATTGCTCTGACATTTTCACGCTCCTCTGTTTTCGATTGGTCGAGCATACACTTGCTCACTACGTATTTCTACATTATGTTGTATACGAACCTAAACAGCCGACGAGGCGAGAAATGATCCAGTACACGAAAGAAGAGATTGAAGCGATGCTTGAGAAGCACGCAATGCACTTGCGGCGTGATGACGAAGCAGAGAAATACGACTACCGAGATACAGAAGCGCTGGGGGATTTTCCGCTAGGTGAGAAGGCAGACTTTCGATATTGCCTTCTAGACGGCTTCGATTTCAGCCATAGAGATTTGCGTGGTATCGACTTCAGATACGCTAGCCTACGCGGTGCCAAATTCTGCTATGCGAATCTTCACAGCAGCAACATGCATTCGGCAAATCTGCTGAAGACCGACTTTCTCTACGCAGTTTTAGATTTTGCGAATATGTGGTCCTGCAACGCGAGAAGGGCGGATTTCAGGTACACAGAAATGCACGGAACTGACTTGGAATCAGCGTGCATAGACGGGGCGAATTTCGAGTTCGCCAATATGGCTCATAACCGGATCAAAGACCCGGTTTGACGTTGTCCCTCAAGCCTGTTCTGAGAAATCCGGAGAAGCCAAAACCGATGCGTATTTCGGATTCATCAGATCGGCACGAGGGATCCCGTAAAGAGATTCGAATTCAGGGATACGGTTCAGAGGTA